GTTCCTGCTTCTGTTCCTGCTTCTGTTCCTGCTTCTGTTCCTGCTTCTGTTCCTGCTTCTGTTCCTGCTTCTGTTCCTGCTTCTGTTCCTGCTTCTGTTCCTGCTTCTGTTCCTGCTTCTGTTTCTGCTTCTGTTCCTGCTCCTGCCCCTGCTCCTGCCCCTGCTCCTGCCCCTGCTCCTGCCCCTGCTCCTGCCCCTGCACCTGCACCTGCACCTGCACCTGTATCAGAGGAATATACAACAAAACTAATACCAATTTCTGCTCCTCTACCTACTCCTGTATCAGAGGAATATACAACAAAACTAATACCAATTTCTGCTCCTCTACCTACTCCTGTATCAGAGGAATATACAACAAAACTAATACCAAATTCTACACTCCTTTCTACTTATATGCAACAATCCGTCCAACCAGATATAAAACAAGAAACTACAGGATTAACAACAACTGAATATATATTAATTGGAATTGGTGGATTTATTTTATTAATAGTTATTAGTTTACTTATATATTTTATTATAAAGAAAAATAAAAAAAAAAATATATCAAGTAATATTTTATCAACAAATACAGATATTTCACCAACAAATACAGATATTTCACCAACAAATACAGATATTTCACCAACAAATACAGATATTTCACCAACAAATACAGATATTACAAAATAATAAAACAAATTAAAAATTGATTAATATTTTTTCTTTTTAAAGTTTTCTTACTTCTAATTAATAATAAATGGATAAAATTCAAGTTAAAAATTATATTAAAAGATATATTAAATCAAATCTAAATGGTCCATATAAAAAAACAGAATTTAATATTAATATATATGTTACTAATATTTATTCATTATTACAAAAATTTAATATTAATGTTAAAAAATCAACAATTGAAAGATTATTAGCAAAATATATATCAATATATGATGATCGAATTATGATTGATACATATAATCCAAGTTACATCAAATATGATGACGTGATAAATAAATTGAAACCTAAATATCAAATTAAACCTATACACAGAAAAAATCTTTTACCATTAGCTGAGAATTGGGTTCACGATATTCAAGTAGATGATGATATTTCTGATAAAATTTTGCAAAGACGTTTTGATACATTTAAAAAAATCCAAGCTGTAGAATATCCAGCTCAACGTTCACCTCAATGGTATGCAGAACGTGATAAGGGTATGACTGCATCAGCTATCGGTACAGCTTTAGGCGATGATCATTACAATGAACCATATCATTGTATTCTAATAAAATTAAGAGAAACGTTTAACAATAATGAAAATACATATCATGGGAAAAAATTTGAAGCAATTGCAACATTAATTTATGAATATCGTTTAAATGTCCATGTTGAAGAGTTTGGCTTATGTCGACATCATGTACATGGATTTTTAGGTGCAAGTCCAGATGGTATTGTATCTGAATATAAATTTAATAAAAAAAATATAACAAAATTAGTTGGAAGAATGTTAGAAATTAAATGTCCCACACGTAGAAAAATTAATTGTACAGGTGAAGTAAAAGGAACAATTTGTCCTACACACTATTGGGATCAAGTACAAATTCAATTAGAGTGTTGTGATTTAGATGAATGTGATTTCTGGCAATGTGATATAAAAGAATATCCAAATAAAAAATTATTTGAAGAAGATACAGATATGAACGAAGCTTTTAGATCAAAAACAACAGGTTTAGAAAAAGGTATTTTATTACAGGTATTACCTGCAAATAAAATTCTTTCCCATTCAGACCCAAAATATTTGCAATTAGTATACGACGAAGCAAAATTTATTCATCCAACCGAGATTGAAATGACACCATATGATTGTGAAAAATGGGTTACAACAAAGACAGCAGAGATAGAAAAACTAATGCCCGGATATGTATTGGATAGAGTTGTTTATTGGTATTTAAATTATTCACATTGTGAATTGATTCCAAGAGATCGTGAATGGTTTGCATCAGTTTTAAAATCTCTTGAAAAAATGTGGAATAGAATTAAATTTCTCAGAGATAATCCAGATATGAAACAAGTATTTCTTGATTTCTATGATTATTATTATCCCGAATGTAATTCATATTCACGAAATCCAGCAGTGAATAAAATGAAACCAAAGAAAAATGAATATATATTAGATATGATAGATAAATTAATGGAAAATAAAAAAACATATATGAGTAAATACGAAGACCAAATAGAGTATTATAAAAAAAATAAAATTACGTGTTAAAAAAATAAATGTTGGTGTTGTAAGCATGTAGACAATGGAATAGAAAAAGTAGTGAGCTGTAAGTTCGATTGCGATGGCATGTGTGTCTCCTCTCTCCACACACATGAGTCTGGGGATCCCTAGGCATTAGACTAAGATGCACTAGAGCTCTCGTTTGTCAAGTCTTTTGTAACCCACCATAGGTGAAGATAGTGAGACCGTTAGATCCACACCAAAAACCATGAAACAAGAGAATAAAATTACCTTAATTTACGAAGATTAGGCCAAGGCTAGACCAGTCTAAGGCTGAACTCCTGTTACAGAATTCAACAATCTAATATCAAAATATAATGAGGTTGTTAGAAACTATAAAATTTCAATTTTTTTTATTTATTTATTTATATATATATGATACACGGTGGTTATTATTATACTGACCCAATTGAACATCGAGAACTAGAAAAAACTATTACATCAAAAAGTAATTTTTTTAATAATCTTCATGAAAATACTATAGTGAGAAATAATATAGATTTACATCGTCTATTAGAACATATATCTACAAAAGTAAGAAACGGAAATATTTCAATAACAACTATTTTTGATTTATATCAAGAATATTTTGTACCTATATTTCATTTTAGAGAAATAATTAATGAAAAATGTATTGTGTTTGATTTTAGCGGTAATATTATTTTTTCACCACAACTTGATGCATATTTAAATGAAAATATATCAAAAAAAAAAAAAAAAATATTAACAACTAATTTGAATATATATAATTTATTAAATGATAATGGAGTTATTAAACTAAAATATAAAGGTAAGAAATCTATTTCTGAATTAAATAGCGATGAAACACAACAATTTAGAATAACCCTTGAAAATTATAAGAATTATATACGAATAACAAAATTTACAGATATTCTTCTTGATTTAGATCTAGATGGAATTATTGATGGAACTATTACTGAACCAAACTTTAGTATTAAACAAAAAATACATTTACATATATTTAAAACATTAATATGGAATTATAATTTTCTTAAAAATTTTAGAAAAATAGTAAAAAAATCAAATGAAAGTTTAGAAAACATATGTAAAATATTTTATAATGATCTTGATGAACCAACATTGAGACCTAATATAATAAGTACCTTAATTGAAACAAATACTATTCATAAATTTTTTCAACTAATATATGATCCTGCTATAAATGATATATTACGCACAAAAAATATTAGAAGATTAGAAGAAATAATAACAGACCCATTAATTAATAAAATATCACATTATTGTTCAATGATACAATTAGATGAAGTATTTACTATTGTTAAACAATTTAATTATAATAAATTAATAAGTGACTATATCGAAAAAATAATATATAATTATAATAAATCATTTGAAAATTATGATAAATTTATGTTAGATAATATTATTATTTTAACAGAAAATAAAAAGGAAAATAAAAAGTTAGCAGATATTTATGATAAAATATACCTTCAACTATTAGAATATGTTAGAATAATTCTGAATTTATCAAATGATAATTTTATAATTTTAAAAAATGATTTTCAAAAATATGTTGCAATGTTTTTTAAAAGAGGTTTTGAATTTCAGGAAAATGAAGGAATCAAAGAAAAAACATTAATTGAAAAAATAATAAAATTACTTACTATTTTCAATTTGTTATTTTTCTTATTTAATAAGGGAAATATTTATGGAGCTATTATTAATATTAAAGAATTAAATATTAATGAATTATGTAAGAATAATAAATCATTTGATGAAAATATAAAAATAATAATTGAAAATATGATAGAGAATAATCATAAAGAAATCACATTTAATGATTTTTTTAAAAATCCTAATGCTGCTGCTAGTGATACTGGTGCAGCGGCAGCTAGTGGTGATACTGGTGCAGCGGCAGCTAGTGGTGATACTGGTGCAGCGGCAGCTAGTGGTGATACTGGTGCAGCGGCAGCTAGTGGTGATACTGGTGCAGCGGCAGCTAGTGGTGATGCAGGCGCTGCTGCTAAAAAAAGTAGTAAAAAAAAGACTCCTACTCAGCAACAAATAAAAGTTACAAATGATAAATCGTTAGAAAAATTTAAAGCTCTAAGTGTTATTATTAATGATAGTTTTAATTTTGATAAAATTGATGCATTTTTAGATAATTTAGATAAAATGGTTAAAATATATAATTATAATCTTTTATTTAAAAAATTCATAATTAAAAATTTAGAAAAAATAAAAGATTCTTCTATATTTATTGCAGAAATAAAAGATCAATATTTATCTAAATTATGTACAAAATTAGTTAAAATTGAAAGATACGAATTAAAATTTTGTGATAATATAAATAACTTAATTTATAAAAAAATAAAAAAAATGAATGAAGGAATAGTAGATGAATCATTATTTGATGCGATTAATTTAGAAAAAATATTAGAATATATGAATATTTTTGATAACGATTATAAATTTGGTGAAACATATAATACTACTTCCAAAAAGTTTACATATACTTTAAATGAGGAAATAGATAAAATAAATACAATAATTATAAAACCACTTGAAGAATATAAAGTTGAATTTTTAAATGAATTAATGGAATTGCTTATAAAAATAAATGTTGGAAACGAATCAACTAGAAATAATTTTTTAAATGGTTTTGGTACACATATCATATGCATATATATGTATAATTATATCAATAATAATGTTTTAAAATTTGAAAATAAAATTAATGTATTTAATACATTGTTAGAAAGTAATATAGTTTATAATACGTCAGACGATATATTAAATGAAGTGCAAGATGATAAAGAATTTACAGATTTAAATACAGAACTCGATAATATAACGCGAAATTCATTAATAAAAAAAGATTTAAATGCATTATATACAAATGAACTTGGACTACAAATGGAAGGAGTTAGAGGGATGAAAATGATTAAAAATCTATTTATGAATATTAATCGATTAATACCAAATCATAAAATATTTTTTTCAAGTAATATATCTAAACAATTATATTATATTTTAAATAAATATTATATCAACAAAAATGTTTATGTTGGAGAAAAGTATATACGAATAAATGGTGTGGTTCCTGATTGTTTAGAAACAACATTTAGAGATTTTATAAATGCGTTAGTATTTGATGATGGAAATTTAAAAAAAATATTAAACCATCCAAATTTAAATTTATTAGATTCAGTTAAAAATTTTTATTCAACATATGATACAGTGAATAAACAAAGACAAAATGATATTAAATGTCATAAAGATTGGATTAAAATTATTTATGATGATGTTAGATCATTATTACAACAAAAATATGAACATGCAAATGAAATGTGGTATAATTCTATTACTAGACCTACTGCAGCAGGTTCTGAATTTTTCGATATTAAATCAAATTTTATAACATTTACGTTAGTTATACATATATTATTATTCGGTATTGATTCAGTAAATGATTTACTTATAAAGATGGGTGGATCAAGAATACCAGAATTATATGAAAAACAAAATATTAAAGCCTTTTGTATACAAAAATTACGAAACCTACTTTTTACTTTTAAAGTATATGAACCAACAGTTGAGATTGGCAATGATACCGATGTTACATTAACTATAACATTTAATTCATATAAATTTTATGCATATATTGGACACGGATATATGGAAAGTAAGGATGAAAGTAAAGTTTCTGAACATATGATTATAAGAATTTTAAATGTAGCATATTTTAATTTATATAGATACATGAATTTTGATTATTTATATATTCCTGTTAATGATATTTTATTAAATTTAATTAACACGTCTGATATTTTTAATAATCAGTTAAAAATATCAGAAAACGGGATTGACAGTTATTATACATTTATTCCTACTAATATTGATGTTACTACTCTTATAAATAATCCTAGGGTAGATCAATTATTAAGTATTATTAATAATTTATTGGTTGATCAAAATAGTATTGAAACAACAAAAACCCTATATCGTACATTTTATTTGACGACATTGAAACAACGCTCGGTATTTGTTGATTACGTAATAATGATAATTCATATATATATTCAAAAATTAAATCTATTTTTTGAAAAATCTATACAAGATATTTCTGCTGCTGATATAACACACGTACATAAATTAATATCATTCATGAACGAATTTGATACATTAATTGATATATTTAATATGACAAATCTTATTAATATTATTTTTATAGTAAAAAATATTGTGAATGATTATACTACCTTCCAACTGGATCAAACAAACCTTGAGATGAATATGTATACTTTATTAAGTATATTATTCTTATGTAAGAGAAGTTTAAAAAAAATAGTTCTTACTGATAAATTAAAAACAATATTAAATTTTATTAATAAAAATTTATATTCAGATAAAACTTTATATTTTATAAGTTATTTTTATATATTATTTATAAAAAATATATTTGATTTATTTACAAATAAAACAGATGAAGCCAATAAAGTATTATTTTTACAGAATATAGTAATATCAACTAATAATATAAAAATATTATATTCTGTTTTACAATATTTTTATTTAATAAAAAATATAGCTGGTCCATATAAAAATATATTTGATAATTTTATAACCATAATAAATAAAATGACTATAACTGATTTAGGTGAAAATCTTAATACAACACAAATATCATTTGATACATTAAATAATATTGAATCAATATTAGAAACATACTTTAAAAGTCAAATAGTTAATCATGATTATGAAATTAAATTTCATAATTTTAATTATGACAGTATTTATCCTAAAGTCAATATAGATGATAATTCACTACATGCTATTTTTGATATACGACCTAGTCGTATAACAGACAAGTATAGAATTACATTTGAAAAATATAAAATAAAATATTATGATTATCTAATATCAATAATTGAAAGTATTAATAATAATTTATTTACATATGTAAATGATATTAAAAAAGAAGATTTAATTAAATTGTTAAACAATTTAAAAAAAGACATTTGTCAATATAGAGATTTAGTAGTTTTAAAACATTTTTTTAAAATACCTAATAATCCTGCTAGTCCAAGTCCATGTAATTTTGGTAAGAATAATTATCCGTTTTTATTATACCTATTAATAAGTATTATTATGGATAATTGTAATAATGAATATATTCAGACTAAAATTAAAAAAAAAAAATTAACAAAAAGCGATTCATTAATTTACAAAGATTTTCTATCAGAACAAGATTATAACAAATATATAAGTAATCATGGTGAAATAGATGATTTAGATAATAATGTATTAATAGATCAAAATATTTTACAACGATTTAAAAAAAGGCTGATGGAAAATAATAAAAATACTTTATATGAACGAATAATTATTGATTTAGTAACTGATAAATTGAAGGAAGCTTCTGTTGAGCACCAGAAACTTCCTACTGCTGCTGGTGTAGATGATGTTGGCGAAGCTGTTGTTGAAGATGCTGCTATTCCACCTGGTCCACCTGTTGCTGGTCCACCTGTTGCTGGTCCACCTGTTGCTGCTGGTCCACCTGTTGCTGCTGGTCCACCTGTTGCTGCTGGTCCACCTGTTGCTGCTGGTCCACCTGTTCCACCTGTTCCACCTGTTCCACCTGGTCCACCTGTTGCTGCTGGTCCACCTGTTGCTGCTGGTCCACCTGTTGCTGCTGGTCCACCTGTTGATGTTGTTCCACTTGTTGCTGCTGGTCTACTTACACCACATCCTAGCCAACCAGTTAGAGTGTACCCAACTAAAATAACTCAAGTAGGTGGATATCGTAATAAATATCTAAAATACAAAAATAAATATTTGGAATTAAAATATAAATTGACACATAAAAATTGAAAATATTAAATATTTATTTTAATAGTTATGAATAAAATTATTATTGTATTAAAATGAATATTAGGAGATATGTTGCTGATCATAAACTGTGTCCTACGTATTATACATACGTCATCATTAAAGATTTTCCAGAATCAATTGATAGAAACAATATAAATACATATTACAAGGATGAAGGGATTATTCATAATGATAACGATGGTGAATTAGATATTTTTAAATTTGTGGAAACATTCACAAATTTAATTAATATTGGTGATATACTTGAAATAAATAATAAGTTCTATATGTATTATTTTAAATTAATCGAGCTTCCAAATTGTATTTAATTGACAAAATTACCACAACCACCTTAACCAACTAACCCTTAACCGACTATAGGTGTTATAACACCTACGGCAGTTAAGACTCCTTTTACTTTTGATATTTTTTCTGGTCGTTTAAAGGATAGGTTGTGAATTATTTATTATAAATAATTCCAAGCTTTAAAAATTAATATTTTTGTTAAAAATATTAATTTTTTCAGGTGTTAAACACCAATAAACTATTTAACGGATAACTTTAGATGGAATAATGTTTATTTGAATTCAACATTATAAAAAAATATAGGTCTTAAATAATTTACTTTTGTATCAGGTATTTTTGTTTCAGTTAGATCTTCAAAGTTTTTACCATCTAACAATTCTAAAATAAAATTTAAAGAATACATTCCACATTCTGAATTACCGTATTGATGTCTAGTTTTATTATGTGAACAATTAATCTTAATATTAAATTTATCTTCTGCATATTTTCCAAATCGTCTCAATAATTTTCTTGCTCTTTCTTCTGGTTCAATTCCATATGAATCAAAATAATACATTTTGCCATTTTTTACATCCATATAACCAGAAACCCAGTGTGATCCAGATTGCCAATGTTCATCTAAATTAAAAACAATTCCAAATTTAGTTATACCTTTATTTATATAATCATCTATATTAATATCTTTTATTCCCAATACTGGTAATGAATCAAAATCCATTGGAACCGCACCTAAAAATTTAAAATCTTTATGTACACGTTCATATTGTTCCATTACTTCATTTAAATGTGTAGTATTTAACCATTCAAATTTACCCATAGGACCCTGTGGTCTATATGTAAATTTTGTTAATTCATTCCTCATTATTTCATTCATCTTATCAACAAAATCTTGTTGTGTCCAACAATATTGTGTATCACATACATTATTATATCTATCTTGAAATTGTTTTAATAAATATTTTTTATATTTTTTTGGATTTAATGTTTCTAATTTGGGTGATAATTTAATCTTTTTATTATTTGTTGAATTATATGCTTTTGCCATTTCAATTAATATTGGTAGATCAATACATGATCCAGTATTAAATTTAATAGATGGTGCACATTTATAATCTTTTTTATCTTTTGGTTTAATTGTTTCAGTATCAACTGATTCTATATCAACTGATTCTTTATCAATTGATTCTTTATCAACTGATTCTTTATAAACTGATTCTTTATCAACTGATTCTTTATCAACATTATTATCAACATTTACTGTCATATAAATAATATAAATTATGATTTAAATTTTTCATTGATATAAGATTTAAATTCACCAATAAATTTATCATACGATTCCTTTCTATTTGGAGATCTAATTATATAATAATTTCCATCTTTGTATACACCGTGACATTTTATATCGACATCAATAAGTAGATTATCTAATGATTTATAATATGGTTTTTTATTGACATAAACTTTATCCAGAATGAATTTATTTATTTTATCATTTTGATCAAAAAATATATTATTTAATACATTTCTATCTTTTTTTAAAAACGGATAATAATCAATTAAAGATTCTATAATACGTAGCTTTTCATTATCCGTCAATAACCCTTTATCTTTTTTATATTTTTCCAAATTTGTTAAAGGATATATTGTATCATTATTATTTGTCATTTATTGTTAATAATTACATATATTTAGAATATAATGATAAATAAAAAAATAATCAAATTTTTATTTATAATTTAATAACCTCTAATATTAATTGGGGTTTAATACCTTGGAAATCAATAAAATCTTTAATTTTTGGATTATTAGATTTTTTAAATTGAATGCTTAACCAATCTAATTTTGAAATAACTTTATCTTTAATTAATAATGATGAATTTCCATCTTTATCAATTATTATACTTGGATTTGTTCTGTCAATATTTAGAAAAAATACATATATATTTTCGAGATCAAATAAGGGTACTTGTTCGGAAGTATATGAAGATTCACCCGAATATTTATTTTCAGTAAAACCCAAATATTTTCCAAATGAATTTTCATCACATATAATATCAAAATTTATATCTTTAGTATTAGTAATTTCTATGAAACCATTATCATTCAATGTTAATTTAATATTAATATCCTCTAAATTAGCAGTTACTCCATCAAGTATATCATCTAAAGAATAATAATCTTCATCTAATGCAATATCTCTTATTTCAGATCCACATACAAATTTAAGTTGATTACATTTATTTGTGATATGAGGTGTTAAATTAATTTTATTAAGAACTTTAATATCATTAATTTTAATATTAGTATAATTTTTTTTATCACGTTCATTAAAATCTATCATATAATCAGCATAATATTGTTCATCTGTTTCAGTTGATGTTAAATCAATATTTATTATTTCATTATTTTTATTTTCATTATTTGTAATAGATGATTTTTTATCGTCTGTAAAACTTACTTTCTTTTTATTTTTTATATTAGATTTTTGTATATCATTAGATTTTTGTATATCATTAGATTTTTGTATATTATTAGATTTTTTTATGTTATTAGACTTTTTTATATTAGTATATTCTTCTGAAGAAGAATATGATGAAGTATCATCATTATTGTCATTATCATTATCACTATTATTATCATTATTATCATTATTATCATTATCATTATTATCATTATTATCACTATTATCGTTATTATCTTCGTTATCACTATTATTAGATAATTTTTCATTAGTTTTTAATTTTGATTTTGATGATTGTTTAGTTTGTTTAGTTTGTTTAGTTTGTTTAGTTTGTTTAGTTTGTTTTTTATTTTTAAAGTCATGAATCATTTTTAATAGTTTTTCAGTTCTATTCTTTTTATTACCATCACTATCATCTTTATTATCATTTTCATTATCTGATGCATTTATATTTGATAATTTAATATCACTGTTTAATAATTCTTTTCTTAATTTATCTTCTATTTCTTCAAAAGTCATATGTAATAATGCTTGATGATCAATTCCAACTGAGCAATCATTGTTACTATTTTGATCGTTTAAATTTGTTCCTCCCCTACCACCCTGCTGAAAATTTTGCCCAGATCTTGGATTACGTTCTTTTTGCATAGATGCTAATCTATGTGATAAATCATTTGTATTTCTAGATAAATCATTTCTATTTAATTGTGGATTGAATTGACCATTTTGTGGATTAAATTGACCATTTTGTGGATTAAATTGACCATTTTGTGGATTAAATTGACCATTTTGTGGATTAAATTGACCATTTTGTGGATTAAATTGACTATTTTGTGGATTGAATTGACCATTTTGTGGATTGAATTGACCATTTTGTGGATTGAATTGACCATTTTGAAATTGTATTTGTTGTGGTTGCATTGGTATTGATGTATTCATTTGCGGATTGACATTTCCTGTAAATTGTGGAGGAAACATTGATGACATTTGTTGCATATTTGTACCGGGGCCGAATGTTGACATACCATATGGATCAAAACCACTATACTCTTGTAAATCATTTGAATATCCTTCCATACCCATACCCATACCATTATTTGAGTCCTCTTTTTTATTAGAACCAGCAAAATTTCTAGTATCATTTCCATCCAATGCAAAATTAATTTCGGGTGGTCTTTGATTTTGATTACCATTAAGATTTGGATTATACATCATTCCACCCATTTGTCCACCCATTTGTCCACCCATTTGTCCACCCATTTGTCCACCCATTTGTCCACCCATTTGTCCACCCATTTGACCACCCATTCCATCCATTCCACCCATGTTCATATTGCCGCTAAAACCGTCATAATCACTTTGTCGCATTAACATTCGTCTTTCTAATTCATTTGTTATAGACTTTTTATCTGAAAATTGCATTGAATCATTCATATTACCAAAAAACATTTTATCACCAACTGAACCATCAGCTCTAATATATCCACCAGATTTTTCCAGTGGTGCAAATGAAGCAAAACCACCGGCATCAGCTACAGTACCATAACCATCATTTTTTTGTTTAGGTTGACGCTGTTGTTTTTGTTTTTCAGGACGAATATTTTGAGGTTCTCTTGATTTTTTTCTATATTCTTCTATTGCAATTTTTAAACAATCAGTATTTAATTTTTTAATTACTTCTTTTTTATCTCCTTGTAAATTTTTAGATCCTTTTAATGCACTTGCCATTTTTTTCTTTAACCATATTTTACAATATTCTAAAGCTTCGGCAGTATTACCAAAATCTTCTACAAGTGTAGCAAATTTTTCACTCAATTTAGTTAGATTCTTATCCGAATATAAATGTGATATAAGATCTTCCATTATAAAATTATAATGCAATATTTTTTTAATATTATTCCGCAAGTTATAATATTAAAAAAATATAATGCAATATTTTTTAATATTATTCAGCAAGTTATAATATTTCGCATAAATGAATTAATTATAATATAATTAAATATTATAATGAATAATTATCAAGGTGTATCTTCTACACAGATGTCAATAAATAAAAGTGGTCAAAATAATTTTAATACTGCATATCAGCAAAATCAACAATTTATTCCAGCGCAAGAATATACAAATAATGGCCAATTAATACACAATAATGTTGAATCAAATATGTTAAATGAAAATTATATAGATTACACGATTCATGTTGATTCTACAGATAGAAATACTTCAGTATATCCAAATCCATATAGTTTTGTATTAACATTTGGTGGAGCTGGTCCGGGAAAAAATAAATATTTTGATTCACATGGAAATTTACATGTTAATGATTATGTTGGGGCTCCAGATCCAATTATAGATAAAAAATTTAGAAATGTAAAAAATGTGATATTAGATAAAATTTTTTTTCCACGTTATATTGGTTTTGAACGTACAGGAACTCCAGGTAATTATGATTATTCTGGTAATGTTACATTAGCTTCAAGATATAGATATGTTGTTGTAAGAATTAAAGAATTAGATAATAATCGTATGTTTTCAACTAATAATTTTGTAAGAGATGATTCTTTTGTAATGTATAATGATAAAACATTAGGTGAAGCAAATGTTGGTATTTGGATTGCATCTCCATATAAAAGATTCTACCTTCGTTCTGCATTAAAAAATATAGATAAATTTACAATTGAAATTGTTGATCCCAAAGGAAATTTAATTGTACCAACATATGATGATAGTGGTACAAATGTTCCAATACCAGCAAATGATTTAAAAAATGAAAATCATCGTGATCAATTTGAATTTCAAATTCATTTTATCTTAACTGTATTAGAAAATGAACTAAATACTAAACCTAATTATAGATAAAAAATAAAATTTATAACAAAGGAATAGGAATAACACGATCAATAATATAGACATTCGCATCCAATTTACGGGGAATTCCATCTTCATCAACACCAACTTTACCAATAGGATATAACATTTCAAAATCATATACAACTAATGTATCTGGATTATACCAATAATATTGTGGATTCGAATACTTTTCTTCATTTCCATTTTTTTCAATTATTTTAACAGCAGAAATTTTAATTGCTTTAATTCTTACAATATTTGAATTTGTTGCATTTAAACCATTATCAATTCTTAAATCATCATATATATCTTGTTTATATGCTGGGCCAATTTGATCCTCGAATAATGATGGTTCATCAAACTTAAAACATTTATAATCATGTTGAATTAAATTATGAGCTCGATATAATTCACAATCTATTGCAGCTTCTTTAATTGCATCCTCAAAAGATTGTAACAAACCCTGTTTACTTCTAGCAACATTTTCTACAATTTGATCAGCAGTTTCTTTTTTCTTTCTATCACTTTTTAATGTTTTATATCTAAATACATCAACATGACGCTCTTTCATTGGTAGATCTTTATGTGAACACAAACGAATTGCACGACCAATCATTTGTTCAATTCTTACTTCGTTCCAATAGGGTTCCATAATATGTACTTGACGTGTGTTATATAAAGATAAACCTTCAGCGCCAGCAGGAGAAATCATGATAATCTTACATACTTTACCATATTTATTTTCAGGTACATTAAATTGTTTAATATTTTTACCACGCTGTTCAACATCAATACCACCATGATATTCCATATATCTAAAATCATCAACACCTGAATTTACATCTTTAAAAGCTGAAAATCCAAAATATTTTAAATATATTTTAAAAATTTGTAATCCCTCCATTAACACATAATTTGAATAAACAAGAACTGGTCCAGGTGATCTTAAAATATTCAATATCATTATAATCATCTTTGCTGATGAATTATGTAAAGCTGAATATAATGATGATTTTTCTTTTTCTTTTTCATTAAATTCATTAATATTATACGAATATTGCTCTCTAATTTTTTTAATATCTTCTGCCAATGTATAATTCTTTTTTTTATCTGCAACATATTTTTCATTAAGATAAGAATCAAATGAATCAGCAAAATTTTGAGTGGCAGCTAAATATTGGTCAGTTGTTTTTGCTTTATCATTTTTTTCATCTTCAATTTCAAAACCTTTACCTCTATCTATAGCTTCAGCTATCTTGAAATTCTTAGGTCTTGGCCTAGTTTCACCATTTAAACCTTGAGCCATAAGTGGAAAAACAAAATTAGCAGCTTGTCTTGTATAAGTCATATATGTTTCTGAATTTTTACTTTTTTTCATAATTTGTTCTTCTAATTTTTCATAAAAATCATATATTTCCTCTTGATATTTAGACATTTGAACATCAACATAATCGATTTTTTTAGTTGCGAACACATCGGGTGTAGCTCCTACATAATATGAAACTAAACCAAGAATTCTTCTTTGAAAATTATTTTTTTTAGTTGGATCCAATCTCTCAAAACTACCACTTGATGCAACATATAATTGATTAAATTGTGCTTCGGATTTTGGAAATATACCTGGACGTAACATATTAAATAATAAGGCTAATTCAAATGGTCTGTTAATTGATGGAGTAGCAGATAATAAAATCAATCTAACTGAATCATTATCTCTTTTATCTTGTATAATATAATCATATATAGATTGTGCTCTCTTGCCAACACCAGATGATATATTTGAATAAACATTTCTAATAAAATTATGCGATTCTTCTATTATATAAAAATTTTTTTTAGCTGAATCAGCATTTTTAACAGCATCCATAAATGTTTTATCAGCATTTGGTGCATCATAAGAAATAAACTTTATATTGTCCATTCTATATTTTTTATCTTCATTTTGCAACCATCTTTCTAATTCACCGATCCAGTTAGGTCTTAATGTTGCTTTTAATAAAATAAAAACATTCCATCCGGGAGTTGAATTATATAATACATTATATAAATTTATAGCAGATGCTGTCTTACCTGCACCAAGACCATGATATATTAATAAATCTTTATAGGGACCATTATAATCAAGAATTGTACTAATAAATAATTGATATTGTTTAAATCCTTCTTTTTGTTTTTCTCTACATGCATCAAAATCTGGATCTCTTTTAACTTCTGGTAATTTATATTTTGCAAAGTTAGCTAAAATCCATGTTGGAAATAATCTGCCATTTATTTTAAAATCTATGTATTTTTTATTTTTATATGCCATTAATAAATTAATTCAATAAAAAATTAATTGAATAATACAAATTTGTATATTCAAATTTTATATTTAAAAATGTATTTACACTATTAATTAATTTAGAATGAATATTATCAATACGCAGAGTAAAGTATTTGAAATGGTTAATCAAATAATTGAATCAAGTAGATTTAATCTAGATGCAAAAGTTCTAGATGAAACATATTTAGATCAAATAACTAATTTTGTTAATGAAAATTATAATGATAATAAAATTATTGTTATAAAATATACACCCGAATTAATTAAATATTATTTAATAGATTCTATACCTATATTTTTTTATTCAAAAAATAATAATAAAATCATTGCATTAATAGTTGGAAAAGTCAGAAATGTTAATTATAAAAATAGTATATACGGTGCAATTGAAGTTAATTTTTTTTGCATTATTAAACCATTTAGACATATGGATTTACCTAAATTATTAAAATCATATTTAATAAGAGAATGTATTAATAAATATGGAAATGATATACATTTTTCATATTATACAACATCAAATAAAATTAATGCATCTATTATGTGTAAAAAAAAATATTATAACCGTTGTATTAATTTTGATAATATAAAAAATGGTGTAATTTTATCAGATAAAAAATCATCATCAATATATAAAAAATTATATTCAAAATTCATTTATCCTGAAAATTTTAAAAATTATACTATAATCAATTTTAATAAATATGATAATAAATTAACTGAAAATGAAATTGATTCAATTATTGAAAAAATAGAATCATATCAAAATATTAATTTTGATTTTTATGAAATAGTAAATAAAAAAATATTAATTGACATTTTAGAATCATCGGTTTTTGAAAAATTTTTAATTAAAAATAATGATGAAATAATAGCCTTTATTATATTCTACAAAATGGAACAATATAATAATAATGTGAATAAATCAATAAGAAGTTTATATTTATATTATCATTATGTTAATGATACAAAAAATAATATAAAATATTATTTAGAATTAATTGGTGAATATATGAAAAATAATAATATTTGTGACCTATATGCAACATTAATTTTTGATAATAATTCAACTCCAGAAAGATTTTTTGAAGGATCAATATTAAACTATTATTTATGGAATGCTACTATGGAAAATATAAATGAAAATAAAATGAATTTGTTATTAATTTAATCTTCTACTAAATAAATTTCATCAATTTCATCTACTTTTAAATTTTGATTTCGTAATTTTTGTAGTGCATTCTTTGCAGCATATTTTGCACCAGTAGCTTTAGATGATCCTACACCAACACCTATTAAATTATTATCGGGACTATATGCACCCATTTTAAATTTCTTTTTTTGATTATCTTCAAATTCTTCAATCAGTTTATAATGTGGTGTAGTTTTATATCCCAAATCATGAAAATGTTGCATCAACAATTCTTTATAATTGTCATCGGCATTTATAAGGTTTGCAAAATCTATTTTTTTATCTATTAATTCTTCTAAAAATTTTTTACAATTTTCAAAAGTAGTTTCCAAGCTTAATGCGCCTATAAATGCTTCAAAGACATCTTCTAAAATTGACATATTATTATTTCTACCTCCTGCCAATTCAATATTTCTCGCTATAACTATAAACTTATCCAGACCTAACTCACGTGCTAAATAATTTAAAGTTGATCCTTTTTCAAGTTTTATTCTAACAATTGTTAAAAAACCTTGATCCTTACCTTGATAACGTTTGAATAAATAATTTGCTAATACATGGTGGATAACAGCATCACCTAAAAACTCCAATGTTTCATAACATTTATCCTGTAATGGTATGCATTTTTTAATTAGTTTTGAATCAATAGGAACTACTTCTTTTAAAGTTTTGATTGTTTTTTCATTTAATTCAATTGTTTTAAGATATGATTTATGAATCATTGCTATTTGAAAATTATCTAAATTCATCACTTTATGAATAAAATTATATTTTTTAAATATCGACTCAATATCAGTTTTTGATATTAAAATGTTCTTTTCATTTAAAACATATTTTTCATATTCTGAATTTTCTAGCATTTAATTTATATTTAGTAATGATTATATCTTTCTATGTGTATATAAATCAAATTTTATTAATAAGTTTTATTATTCTCTATTTGTATCTGTATTTTCTTGTTGTTGTGTTTCCGGCTCATCTTCTATATTATCTTCTATATCTTCTCTGACACCAACTATAGTTTCCAATTTAAGATTCTTAGGATTTCTAATTTCATTACCAGAAAAATTACCAAATACAAATGTTATATCAGATAGTTTTTTATCTTTAGATGGATCGTATTGAAAAAATGATCTCTTATTCTTAGTTCGTCTCTCTTCATATCTTAACAATAATTCTCTATCTGGGTGAATTCCACTACCAATACATTCAACAACAAAATCTTCAAATAATGTTGGATCAAATATTGATTTTTTATTTATTGTTAGATATTCATTCTTAACTTTAATTAAATGCGATATCAATGTCATATATACATTTGTCATTCCTTTATCACCATTAGTTCTATATTTCATTGTTAGAATTTGTAAATATAGATTTGTTAAACTAAATGTACCAATAATTACTTCTCCTTCCATTTTTTTATTTCCTTGTGATGTAAATTCATAAGCAGTAACTGCTTTATAAGGCAAACATTTGCCGTTGTGTGAATATATCGTGGCAATTAGATCATCCTCCAATAGAAGCTCAACCGAATATCCTGTAAACTGGAAAAATGGAAAGTATTCTTTATGAGTTATTTTTTTGTCAGGTAATGCTTTCTTTAGTGCATCCATAAGATCATCAAAATCTGTTTTATAATTAATTGATATAAATTCATAAAATGGTATGCCAATATTTTTTATATTTTTATTTTTAGTTTTTGATTCCATAACAAAATAATTATAAGCATAAAAACCAATATTGATAATAGATTTACGGTTAACAATAAATTTATTTATAACAGATGCTGCCATATCAAGATCAGATGTAGTATCAATAATTTGAATTGGTTTTTCAATTACTGGAAATGGATAATATTTTTGCAAAAGAATCATTCTTTTTACAGATTTTTCAATTCTCCAATAACTTCCCAATGGATCTGTAATCATACGTAAATAATCAATTACCATAAAATGTGGATGGATGTAATTAATTCCTTCAATTTCAATGAATGGCATACGATTATAAATATTCTTTGGTACATATGTTATATCACAATATAACTGAAAATTAACAAATATGTTATATGTATCTTTGTGTTTTCCTTCTCTACCCGATACACGTTTATGACCGGCATCTGATAAAGCATTACATAGATCAATTAAATCTTCAATTGGCTGCGGCGAATAAAAATCAACATCTGGTGTTTGATAGGCTTGATAAATTGCATCCGCTTTATTTTTAGCTTCCACCAATTTATTCAATGCATATCCGCCATATACTTTACGTTTATTCTTCTTAATAAAATCTAATATAAAATTAGTAACATCAACTCGTTCATTTTTCGTAGGTTCATACATTTCTAATTGTTTATGTTCAATACGTTCATTTATTTTACTAATATTATCACCTAAAAGTTTGATGTCAGTATCAGTGTACAACGACATTTAATTATATATATTAATATCTATTTTAATTTAAATGTATAATAAATAAAATTTCATTTTTTTTTATTTATTAATTTTCAAATCGATTAAGGATAAAAAAATTAATTTTTTTTTATTTATTAATTTTCAAATCGATTAAGGATAAAAAAATTAATTTTTTTTTATTTATTAATTTTCAAATCGATTAAATCCATTACGGATAAAAAATTTGAAAAAATATATTTAAAACTTATATTGATTTAAATATATTAAAATATATAAAATATAATGAACTCCCTATCAGAACAATATCTATCAGAATTAACATTTGATAATTTTTCTTATAATCGTGAATATATTCGTAATCAAAAATTTATTATGTTAAATGAATGTTATCTACAACCAGATATTGTTAATCTTGTTGTTGAGGCGGATAAACAAATTAAGCGTTTAGAAACTGTTAAAACTATAGATCAAATTATTAATTGTTTACCTGTTTCCCAACTTGTTGAATTAGGTTTATTTGAATTTACGATTAATTATGTAAAAACACAAGATCTAACAGCAAAGGATATTGAAATTATCTATGCTGATAAATTATATGAATTATTACTTAATCTTGATATGGAAAATAAAGAAATAAATAATCGAACATTGTTACCTTCTATTCTTCGGGGAGAAATTAATCCACAAACTATTGCATTTCTAAATATGCAAGATTTGCATCCTAAAAATTGGAAACATCTCGTTGATAAAAATAATTTGCGAGATAAAATTCTATATACAGTCAATACAACCGATGAATTTAAATGTGGACGATGCGGTGAGAAAAAACATACATATTATATCACACAAACACGATCTGCCGATGAACCAGCTACTGTATTTTATACATGTATTAATTGTTTTAAGACATTTACAAAATCCATGTAAAAAAATAAATAATTTTTTTATCTTGATTTTTTACAAAATGTAATGTAAAAAAATAAATAATTTTTTTATCTTGATTTTTTACAAAATGTAATGTAAAAAAATAAATAATTTTTTATTATCTTTATTAAATTCATTTTCTCGATTATTATGTTGCACCTGTTTATCTACAATTACAAGTGGTGGTAAAGTTTGATTATTAGATAATTTGGAACGTTCTTCCGTTACATAGAAGTTGATATTTCTTGATATATCAAAATCCTATCAAAATCTATTTTATTTCAGATATATGAATCATATCTGTTACGTCAATCTATGACGGGGGTAACTCCCATTAAAAATT